AGTAGTAGCCCACCAGGCCGCCGATGATGGCGCTGATGAGGCTGCCTGCCAGGCCGGCGCGCACGTCGTCGCTCCACGTGGCCGTGCCGATGGCACCGATCAGCGACAGCACCAGGATGTAGACGAGCGGCAGCAGCAGGCTGGCGATCAGCAGGCTCGGGCTTTGCCACCAGGCGGCACCGCTGCGGGCCTCGTCAGCCTTGCGCGCGCCTGCGATGCCATCACCACCTGCCTCGGACAGTTCAAGCCAGCGCGCCTCGATGGCCTGCGAAGCCTTGGCGGCCAGCTCAGGGTCGGACTTCAGCAGCTCGACCGTCTCCTGGGCATTGCGGGCGCCGATGGCCTCCTGGGCGACGGTCAGCGCCAGCTCGGCGGCCTTGACGTTGCGCTCGGCCACTTCGGAGCCGGAGCCGAACAGCTTGCCCAGCTTGGGCACGGACTCGACCAGCGAGGGAAGGACGGCGGCGAGGATGGCGGGCAGCGGCATGATGGTTTCCTTGGTGATCGAGGTGACAGCGACAGGAGGCGGAGGCAGGGTTGGTGCCGGCGATTCGCCGGGCTCGATGGCCGCGAGCGCCTGCTTGGCGCGCTCCCAGCGGACAAGGCGGTCGGCCTGGCCGTTCAGCCCGCCATTGATCCGCCGGGTGATCGTCTCGAACGCGCCAGCGTCGGCGAGCTCGTTGAGCTTGCGCCAGCCCCAGTAGTCGGCAGCGCTCCACGCCGCCCATCGCGCTTGCTCGAGCAATTCGGGTTGGGCCTCAAAGTCGGGCACCTCTTCACCGATGCGGATGCGCAGGCGGTTGCGCAGGGCGATGTAGTTGGCCCGGCCGGTGGTCTGCACCAGGCCCCGTCCGCAGTAGCGTTGGCCGTCGCCTGGCTGCACGTTGCCGAGATCGGCGCGGCCCTCGTAGCGGATCTGCGCCGCAGTCGGCCCCCACACCTCTTTCACGTAGCGCAGCGCGCCGCTCTCGTGGCCGATCTGCGCCAGGAAAGCCGCAAGGCGGGCCGGCGTGTTGATCGCGTAGGCGTCACAGGCTTCGATCAGGTGCGCGGCGAAGGCGTTCACGCGCGCCAGCGGACAGCCCAGGGCGTTGGCGAGCACGCTGGGCGTCACGCCGGCCAGCATCACAGCACCTGGAAGGTCTTGAGCACAGAGAAGACCGTCGCGGCCAGCGCCCACGCACCGATGCCGCGGTTGATCCACATGTCGACCTTGGCGTCGGTCACCCGCTGACTGCTTTCGCACTCGGACACCCGGGCTTCGAGCTGGCCGATGCGGGCAGCTTGTGCGGTCTGACGCTCTTCGATCAACACCAGCTTCTCAACAGCATCAGTCAGTCGATCAAGGCGGCGCTCGATGCTGGACAAGTTTGATTCTTCGCTCATGTTGTGCACCGGCAGGGGATGGGAAATCAGGTCAGTGCGTTGGTCGCGCGCCAGCGCATGATGGAGCCGCGGCCCCAATCAAGCGTTCCCGCCGAAGGCGCGCCAACACTTCGGAAGTTGAACTTGTCATACACCTCAAACGCAGTGGTGCCGGTCGGGATGGCAACCGGGGGCGTCTTCCAGACAAACGTGGTGTCTGCCGTGATGAACTGGCCCAGGTCTTGACCCGTCGTGTTGTTGCCGTACACGCCGTCAAAACTGCCGCTCGTGCAGTCATAAGCCGAGCCGGCACCGGTAAATCGGAAAAGGTTTTGGAACTGCTGGAAGGCCGTCAGACCGCTTGCCAAAACGCGCTCTTCGACAAAACGCTGAACCACCGTCCCGACAGTGAACGGGGCTAGCGGGATACCTGACGCAGCTTGCACGCCACCGTCGCCGTTGGAGGTCGCCGCGTACACGAGGCGCTGCCAGTTGCCGGAGATGTCTGTGCGGGCCACAAGGCTGGCGGTGCCGGTGCCACCACCGGCGCCCGTGTAGTTGTTGATGTTGTAGTTGGCACCTGCCGCAATGGTCCCGGTCACACCACTATCACCACCGCCAGCGGCGCGAGAACCGCCCTTGAGCGGGCCAGGGCTCTCGCTCTTGGCGGTCTCGTCGGCAGCAAAGCCGAACCGGGCAGGCGCAGAGAAATTGGCTTTCAGGATCGTGGCGAGAGCGCTACCGATGATCCATGCTGCCGCGAGATACGGGTGAATGCCGTCAGTCTTCTTGAGCTGCTGGCCCGAGCCGCCCTTGCTTAGGTACGTGGTCGTGTTCTCGGGCCACGGGGCGCCGGAGGTCTGCGCCGGGTCAAGGTAGAGCAGGTCAGGCTCAAACAGGATGACATCACGACGGGCGCGGGCCATCTCCCTGATCTTGGTGTTGAGCCAGACGTAAGCCTTTGACCCGTTGCCACGCGAGTAGCCGGTGAACGCAGAGCTTGCGTCGGTGTTGCCACTCGGCAAAAGGGTCTGAACGATGACCTTTTTGCCCGCGTTGCGAGCTGAGTCCACAGCCACGACGTAGGCGTCGAATCGAGCACTGATTGTCGTGAGTGTGGGCGCCGAACCCGGCCACACGTCGTTTTCAAAGACGTTCGCAAAGAACACAACGTCAGGATTTGCCGCAAGCACCTCGGGCACTTTGGCAAGGATGGTGTCCGACTGCCGCCCAGACTGGCCGACGAAAAAGATTTCATCGAGGGGCTGACCCGCCAGAGCTTGGGCGATAGACCACCACGACAGGCCCCACAGCGCCTGGGTGTTGGTCGTGGCCACGGTCTGCCATGTCACCGTGCCATCCAGAACGGTTGAGCCAACCGTCAGCGGCCAGACCGGCTCAGTGCCGCCCATAACGCCGTTGTTCAACGCTTGCCACTTGACAAATTGCAGGCCATTTCGCAAGTCCATCGTCTGCGCAAGGATCGTTTGGCCTGACGTGACGGCACCGCCTGGGGTCCAGTTGCCCGCCGAGTAGGTCTCGTTGTTTACAAGCGGCCGAGCCTGCGCGGTGATCGAGTTGCCGAGAATTGCAATCGTGCTGCCTTTCCCAGCCCCTGACACCGATGCTTGAAATAGCTGTCCATTGGCGTACAAGTTGCCAGCTGCATCAGCAGTAACAGGGGCGGAGCCAGATGCTGCGCCAGGGCTCGTGTCGTAGACCGCCTCTTTGTCGGCTACTAGCGCGGCCTCGGTTGCGGCCGGCAGCGTGCGGATCGTGCCCACGGGGAGGCCAAGGGTTGCGGTGCGGATGATGCGGATCGTCATGATGGTTCCCTTCGGCCTAGTACCAGCGGGTCGCCGGGCGACGCTGGCTGGTGGCAAAGCCGCGCTCCACCTGGCGGGAGGTCACGGCCTTGGCGTTGTTGAATTCCACGTACATGAGGCGGGCCAGGGACGTGTCGGTCCAAGGCTTGTCCTTGATCGCCAGCAGCGAAGCCAGCGCGCCCTTGGCTATGTCCATGCCGAACTGCTCGAACAGGTCATCGGGCATGGTGAGCGCGGCCATCGACGGCTTGAGCGCGACCGTGGCAACGATCGTTTCGCCGGCTGGGCGCTTGGGCTGCACGTTGAGGATGGCCCGGCCTGCGGTCATGAACGCGATCAGGTCGGGGGCGTTTTGCCGCGCCAGGCGGGCGCCGTACAGCGGGGTCTTCACGCCCGGCTCGGACTTGTTGCCGTTGGCGTCCGTCACCTCGACGGTCAGCAGCTTCTCGACGGCGGAGTCGGTCGGCAGTGTGAGCGGGAAGGCGGTTTTCACGCCGTCGGCCGTGAGCGCGGCCAGTTCAGCCTGCCACGCCTTGGTGTAGCTGAAGAACTCGATGGCGGCCAGGCGGACGTGCTGCTTCAGCAGCGGCGCCGAAACCGTCGTCGCGTATGGCAGGATGAGCGGGCCGAAGCCATCCCAGTTCACCCGTCATTCCTCTTCCGTGTACTGCCGGTTGGTGATGTAGCGGAGCTGCATGCGGATCTGCTCGTCCGTCATGCGCTCGGCTTCGCTGCGGGCCACGCCGCGGCGATGGGCAAGGGTGCGCAGAGCCTCGCCGGTCAGCTTGCCGGGGTTCTCCAGGTCGGCTGCCGACAATGGCTCTGCGGCTTGAGGGGCCGGATCAGGGTCCGGCGGAGGCGGTGGCGTCACCGGAGTCGTGGCGGACGGCTCAGGCGTGGGCGCAGGGGCCGGTGCAGGCGGTGGTGCCTGCTCGGGCGTGGGCGCAGGTGCCGGCGCAGCGGCCTTCGCCCCTGCTGCCTTCACGCTCTTGAGCGTGGCCGAGGCTCCCGCCTGGGCCTTGCCGTTCCCCTTCTTGCCCGCCATGGCTTAGATCGACGCGCAGAAGAGCGTGGCGCGGATGACCGTGCCAGCGGCCCAGGTGGCGCCCGTGACCTTCAGGCCCCAGCCGGTGGCGTCGTCGGTCAGGTTGCCGGCCGCGGCAGCGGGCTCGGTCGTCACCGACTTCGTGAGCCGCTTCACCGTCGTGGCGTTCATGTCGCCAGCGGCGATGAACTCGTTGCCGCAGGTGCGTGCGCCCGTCGTGCCGTAGCTGCCCGACAGGTAGCCCAGGTCGAACGTCGCGCCAGCGCCGGCCGCGGTGTTGTGGATGATGACGTCGATCACGCGCATGGTCGGCGTGATGCCGCCCATCTCGATCACGTCGTTGACGGCCAGGCCGCCCGCGGGGACGACGAACTCGGCCTGGATGGGCACCACGTCGTCGGCGCCGTCGAGCGCGATGATCGGGATGCGAGCGAGGATCTGCTTGGATTGGTACAGGGCCATGAAGTGCTCCTTGGGGGGTCTGTGCTTGCGCAGGGGTCAGGCCCGGCCGAAGCCGAGCCCGCGCCTGCTTAGACGGCAGCGGTGAACGCGCTGTCCACGGTGATGAGGCCGTAGTCCATGCCGTTGAAGGCCGTCTTGTCGGCGCCGAAAATCATCTCGAAGAAGAGGATCGAGTCGTGCTTGCGGTCGGCCGTGTCCTCGTCGAGCGCCACGGACATGCCATCGGCCATCCCCTTGGTGCCGTGGGCGATGAAGCCCGCGTTCGCGCCCATGAACAGGGAGCGAGCCGCCGGCAGGTTGGCGCCAGCGCCGTAGTCGCCGAACTTGACGCACGTCTCCATCTCGTCGACCAGCACGCCGTTGAACATGCCCGCGCCGCCCTTGAAGATTTCCGACTCCTTGCCGATGGCAGTCGTCAGAGCCTTCTGCGCCTCGAACCAGCCCTGGGCACCCGCGTCGTCGCGAATGTCCTGGATGCACTCGGGCGGCGTCGCCAGGCAGAAGACCTTCTTGCCACCCATGGAGATGGGCGTCATCTTGACGGCCTTGTCCGGCTGGCCGCCCAGCATCTTCTTGGCCTTGGTGCGCAGCTTGTTGATGGTGGTCAGGGCCAGCGTGTCGGCCTGCACCAGCGTGGCCTTGGCCTTGTCACCGGCCTTGCCGACGTACAGGTGGGCCGCGTCCGGTGCGCGCAGCGCATTCGGGTAGCCCGTGTACGCGGTGTCGAAGTGCTGGATCTCGCCACCGATGCCGCGCGCACCGCTGATGGCCATGCAGATGACTTCCTCGTACAGCTCCTTGATGTAGTCGGTCAGCTTCTCGCGGCCCTGCTTCCGCAGGTTGTAGCCGACGCGCGACTGCTCGATGCGGGCGCCGATGTTCACGCCGTGGCGGAACTCGTTGATGCGCATGGTGTGCGAGGCGTGCTGCAGGCGGAACTCGCGGCCTTCGAGCTTCTGGCCCTCGATCACGGGGGCACCGCGCAGCTTGGCGACGAGCGCGGTGACGATTTCGTCAGCGGCGCCCTTCTCCGTGTCGGTCTTCTTGATGATGGCCGAGTACGAGCCCTCTTCGCCCACCAGGCGGGAGAAGTATTGCTCTTTGGCGCTGTCCTGGGCCACGGTGGCGGCCCACGCCTTGCGCTTGTTCGGATCGGTCGGGAGGATGGTGGTACGTGCCATGGTTGCTCCTGAAAGGCACCATGACTCACATCCTGCGAGCCGATTGAAACCGGGCGCGGTGGCCCGGAGCTGAATGTCGGCGGGCTAACCCGCCTTGCGTGCGGGCCGGACTACCTTCACAGCAGGCCCGGCCTTCACGCCAAGACGAACGCGCTGTCCGTCTTTGGCGTTGATGGTCACGGAGATTTCCCCGAAGTCAACCGATTCGAGGCGGATTGTTTCTCCCACCTTCACGTCGATCAGGTTGAACCCAGTCGTAGCGGGAACCGGTCGATTCGTCATGGTCCCCTCAGTCGTTCAGCAGCTCGGCGCGCTGGCCAGGCGACAGCTTGGCGAACGCCTCTTCGTAGGCCTGGCCGCTCAGGGCAGCAAGCTGCTCCTTCCAGCCTCCGCCAGAGTTCGGCGTCTCGGCCGCGGGCACGTTGCGCAGGGTCATCGGCCCCTTGCCGTTCTCGCGCGGCTGGGCCGGCGTGGCTGCTGGTGCCGGCGCTGCGGCAGGCTTGATGCCGCGGATTGCCAGCACGGCCTGATGCGCTTCTTCCACCAGCTTGGCATAGGTGCGCTTCTCGCCGTCCTGGGCCAGCATCGCCATGGCCGTGTCGAACTGCTTGGCCGCCTTGGGGTCGGCGCGGTAGTCCACCTCGCCCGCCTTCTTGGCATCGTCGATGATCTTGTCGAGCGCGGCTTCCTGGATCTGCTGCTCGGTCTGCACGTTGGCCGCGTGCAAGGTCCGCTGCACGGCCAGTTCTTCGAGCTTGTCAGCCACCTCGCTTTCGATGCGGCTGTATTCCTCGGGCTCGATCACGCCGTCCATCAGGTCTTTGAGGGCCTTGGCCTTGATCTCGATCTGCTCGGCGCGCTTGGCCTTCAGCTCCTCCGGGTCGGCGGTCTTGTAGCGAGGGGCGGGGGCGGGCTCGGGCGTGTCATCGCCAGCGATGGCGGCCAGCTGCTCGGGGGTCAGGTCGGTGTCTTCGTCATCGCCGGCAACCTCTTCCTCGCCGCTCTTCTCGCCGTTGGCGTCCATTCCAGCGGCGGCGGTCGTCGTGCCTTCTTCCTCGGCGGCAGCAGCAGTGGTCGTGCTCTCGGGTTGCTCGTCGTCGCCGTCACCGAACGGATCTTGACCGGCTGCGATGGCTGCGGCGGTTGCCGCGAGAACGTCGGCTTCGGCCTGCGTGGTGCCGACGGTCGGGGTGGTGGTGCTCATGGTGGTCCTGGTTGGGTGTGGGGGTGGAATCGGATTCCACCCCCGGGGTCACTTGCTCGCCGCGGTGACGCCGGCCACGGCCTGCATCTCGGCGAGCTTTTCCTCGGCGCACTTCTTGGCCGCGGCCAGGCGCTGAGGGTCGTTCTTGATCTCCTGGGCTCGTGCCAGGGTCCGCATGTCGTCCTCGGCTCGCCACTTGGCGTCGTCGTAGATGCCGACAGAGGCGGGTTTCTTCTTTGCCATGTGGCTCTCCTGAAGTCGCGGGGTTTTAGGCGGCGGCCTGCTTCAGCGCCTGGGTGACTTGGTAGTCCATCCAGGCGGCGTAGCTCTTGCCTTCCTCGGGCTCGTCGTCGCCCTGCAGCAGCCGGACGTTCTGCACCGTGCTGCGCACGCCGCTCGGGCCGGTGACCTCGACGTTCACCTCACGGTCGCCCCACACGTAGACGATGCCGGCGTCACACGGCTGCTGCGCGTCGAACACGCCGAACGCTTCCTGGTGCTCGGCGTTGGGCCAGAAGTGGACGCGGCGGCCCACGGTCGGGGTGATGACGGGGCGGATGCCCAGGGTGTTGCCGCTGACGGGCTCGGGGGCCGGAGCTTCAGCCGGGGCAGCGATGCCCTGGGTTTCGGCCGCGGTGGCGGTGGTGCTGGGGGCCGCGGCCTCGGGGGTCGCGGTGGTTGCGGTGGCGGCTGCCTTGGTGGCGGATTTCGCTTTGCTCACGTTCAAGCTCCTGCTTGGGGTTGGATCACGCCATCGGGCGCGACGGTTTCAATGCCGCGGGCCTCGCCGTCACCCATGAGGGGCGGCTGCGGGGCTCCGTCGGCGGGGGGTTGTGGCCCCATGCTGGGGTCCACGGGGGGAACTTCTTCGCCAGGCTGCGGCTGGGCGGGGTCGGTCGGCACGGCGCTGGGCTCGATCACGTCGCCGGTCGCGCCGGCATCCTTGAAGCCGGCCGCACGCAGCAGCTCGTCGGCCACCGGGGTGGCACCGGGCATCTGCGCCAGGGTCTGCGCGGCCTGGGCGCTGATGTAGAGCGATTCCAGCCGCGACTTCATCGCGTCGGCGATCAGCTTCTCGCCCTTGGCGACGGCCTCCTGGATCTCGGCCTGGATCTTCGCCATGGTGGCGTCGTACTGGGCCTTGGCCTTGGCCGCCATGTCTGCCGCGGCCTGCTGCTGCTCGGGCGTCAGCTTGCCGTCCGGGTCTTGCTGGCCGTTCACGGCGCGGATGCGGTCGATCAGCGCCTTCTTGCGCGGCAGGTTCGGGTGCATGTCGAACACCACGTCCAGCAGGTTGATGACCACCTGCGGGGCAGCCGCGGAAAGCTGAGTCATCACCTCCATGAGCGACTGGAAGGCGCTCTCGGCGTAGCTCTGCTTCCACGCCTGCTCGCCGACGGTGAAGTGGGCTCGCCGCTTCGTAATGTCGTTCAGGTAGGTGCCGTCCGGCATCGGCTGGTTGATCTTGGTGCGCTCGACCTTGCGGCCCTCGCCGGCCACGCGGATGGTCAGCGGCGCGCGGACGAACTGCTCGGCCATGCTCAGGGTCAACTCGCCCTCGATCTGGCGGGCCAGCAGCAGGTTGTCGAACAGCTCGGCCGTCAACAGGCTGCCCTGCTCTTGCTTGGCGATCACGGCCTTGCCGCTGGTGGCGTTGGTCTGCTCGCCCCGGTTCTCGCCGGTCACGCCCGACATGGAGCGCATGTGCGTGATATCGCGCTCGGCGAGCATGAGCTGCTGCGTGGCCGCGCCCGCGGTGGGCCGCTCGCGGACCCGGTTGCCCGACAGCGCGCCGGTCTTGAAGATCGGCATGCCGTCGGGGGCGTTCAGCTCGTCCCGGATCTCTTCAAGATCCATCGTCTCGCCGATGGCATCCTCTTCCAGCAGCATCTGATTGCTGGCCGCCTCCATGATGGCCTTGCTCATGCGGTGGTTCAGCGCCTCCTGCGGCCCGAGCATGGGCAGGATGGGGCTGTACGGCAGCCGCGTGCGGCGGTTGATGTAGCCCCAGAGCGGGATGAACGGGAACTGATCGTGGTTGAACGGGCTCCACGCCTCGATCAGCGTGTCGTGCTCGGTCATGATGCTCACGCGCATCTTGAACTGCACCGGGTCGCCGAGGCCGTCTTCGCTGGTCGGGCGCCGCTGGGGCTCACGCGACCAGCATTCCAGCAGCATGATGCGCCGCCGCGGGTTGAACAGGCCCACCGGCTTGGGCGTGATGAAGTCGATATCGTCGGAGTTGGCGCCGAAGGCATCCAGGCCGCTGATCAGGCCCGTGCCGTTGATCCAGGACTTGAAGACGGAAAGCTCGTCGCCCTCCTGCACGCAGCGATCAAGCTGCTCCTTCTTGTCCGGGAAGATCGCGAGCGCAACGTCGTAGTCCACGACCTTGATGCGGAACAGGTAGCGCGCGTTGCTCAGGTCGCGGCGGTAGTCGTTGCTGTCCCACAGGATGTTCCGCCACGACTCGGCGCCCACGAAGATGGGCACGCCCGTGCGGTCGCCACGCAGGCCGACTTCCAGCCATCCGACGCCGGCCTTGAACATGTCCTCGGCCGCATAGCTGCGCTCGAACTGGGCGCGGTTCGTGTCGTCCAGGTACTTCAGCAGCTTGGTCTTGTTGGTGGCGTCGTCTTCCGCCTCCTGGCCGTCGTCCTCGGCCACGACGTAGAAGTCGACGCGGCTGCGGCGCTCCGTGCCGATCATCCAGTCGATGGCCGGCTTGATCTCGTTGTAGACCACAGGGTTCTGCCCGCGGCCTTCCACCTCGGCGGCAGCTTCGCGGGACCACTGCTCGGAGTCGTAGGCGGCCTCGCACTTCGCCATGCGGGCGCGGTTCGGCCCCTGCTTGGCAGCCTCGGCCACGAACCACGCCTTGCGCTGCTCGTGCCGCTCCTGGGCGGACATGACCACCTCGCGCGGCTGCGCAGCCTGGCGAGCGGCCACTGCGGTCTTGCTGGGCTTGGCCTTGGGGCGGGCCACGCGCTCGGCGACGGCGCTCATACGCTGGCCTCCGAAAGCGTCTTGCCGGTGGCCTTGTTCGTCGCCACCACGTCCCACATGGCCTGGCCGCGCAGCTCCTTGCGCACGGCCTGGGGTGCCACGGGCATGCCCACCAGCTCGGGCGCGAACCGGCACACCGTGTCGATCAGCGCGTTCAAGGCGTGCCGATCGTTCGCGTCCTTGCCCAGCATCGGCAAGGCCTCTTGGCACTCACGCAGGCAGTGCTCGCTGACGGAGCCCGTGCATTTGTCGTTGCCGTTGAAGCCGACGAACTCGGTGATGGCGCGCTCGGAGATGACCCACATGCCCTCGCTCGTGGCGCCGCTGGCGAACACGTTGCTGGCGGGCCAGATCACCATGCACTTGCGGGTGCGGCGGTGGTCGCCCACCCATTCGAGGCTGACCACGTAGCCGCGGTGCTCGAAGGTCTTCCAGGCATGCTGCCCGCCGGCTGACCACATGGGCAGCCCCTCGGGGCTTCGGATTGGACTCAGTTGCATTGCTGTCTCTCCTGGCTCAACGCCATGACTTCTTTCGTGCGGTGTGCTTCTTGGCCGCTGACCGGACTGGGCCGCGGTCCTCGTAGCCCTGGGCGTACTGCATCCAGGCGTCGGCGCCGTGGCTGGCCCAGTTGGGCATCGGGGTCCGGCTCCAGATCCCCTGCTTCTCGTTCCACTCGTACTGGTAGCCGTCCAGGCACTTGATGCCCTCGGCGCACTCCACGCGGTCGAACCAGTTGTCGACGGGGAGCGCGGCCCGGGCCATGTCGATGGCCGTGCTCTTGAGCGCGATGCGCGGAACGACGAACTCGTTGCGCATGCCGGCGGCCACGAGGATGCGGCGCTTGGTCGTGACCTCTTCGCCCAGGATCTCGGTGTCGGCGTCGTGCGGCAGGTAGTGGGTGCCCCACTCGAACTCGCCGTGCTCGCGGCGCCACTGCTCCAGGTGCCGCCACCACCACGCCAGGCCCTTGCCGTAGTCGTCGAAATACTTGACCCAGCGGTTCTGCAGGCCGATGCGCTGGTGCAGCCAGATCGGGTTGCGGCGGCCCAGGCCGAAGTCCCAGAAGGTGTTGACCGGGTAGGCTGGGTCCAGCGGCACGGTGGTGATGCGGCCCGCCTCGCGGATCGCGGTCATCTCGTCGCCGAAGACGGCACCTTCTACGGCCTGCTCGAACGCTTCCTCCACCGTGCTGGGGTACTCGCGCTTCATCAGCCGCTTGAGCGTGCCCTTCTTGACCACGTACCACGCGCGCTGGGCCGGGTCGATGGTGAGGCCGGGCTTGCCGTGCTCGCGCCAGTACGCCTGGATCTTGTCGAAGTAGCGGTGCTCGTCGGCGCTGACGATCACGTTGGCCGGGTCCAGCCGGTATTCGGGCGAGTCGAACCACGGGTAGAAGTGCAGCCGCCAGTCCAGCTCGGTTTCGGGGGCGCCCTCCTGCTGGCGCTTGAGCGCGGCCATCACCAGGTCGTAGAACGGGCCTGCCGCGCCCTCGGCCGTGCTCTCCACGACGATGCAGCCCTCGGTAGGCACCGCCTCGAAGGCGCCGGACACGATCTCGGCCGCGCGCTCGGGGTACTTGCGGCAGATCACGCCGAACTCGGACACGTGCAGCAGGCGCAGGGTGTCGCCGCGGGCGCTGACGCCGACGTAGATGCTGCTGCCGTGCTCGAACTCCATCGCGGACTTCGAGGCCATGGCCTTGATCGGCAGGGCCTGGCCCAGCGCCTCGGGCAGCCGCTCCTGGGCGAACTCGATCTTCTTGAACAGCTTGCCGGCATTGGGCAGCGTCTCGGCGATGGTGGCGCCGACGTGGTTGGAGTTGAACAGCGCCTGGTCGAGCTGCAGGATCTGGATCAGGGTCGAGAAACCCTTCTGCCGCGCCTTCAGGATCAGGTTGCGCGTCCAGATGTTGCGGATGAAGTCGTCTTGCTCGGCGTTCGGCTCGAACCGCACCGGCTTGGCGTCCTTGTTGACGATCCAGTACAGGTTGCGCAGGCGCCAGTTCAGGTCGCGCCACTGCGGCCCCAGGATCTCGTCCAGGGTCAGCGGGGCGTCGTCCAGCACGGCGCTCATCAGTGCTGCACCTTGTCAGCCGTCGGCGTGCGGCGCGCGAACGGCAGGCGGCCGGCGCCTTGCTCGTGGATCTGGGCCACGAACTCGGCCACGGCCTCGGCCAGCTCCGGCCGCTTCTGCGCGTTGTCCTTCTCGTAGGCGCCCAGGATCTTGCCGATGTTGACGAGCGCGGCCATCTTGTCGTGCTGCAGGATGGTCACGCCGTTGGCCGTGAGCTTGACGCCAGCGAACAGCGCCCGGGCCTCGGGCGACAGCTTGCGGGTGTCCGCGAACCACGGGACGGTGTTGCCTTCGCCCATGCACTCGGAGCACTCGGGGTCCGGGTCCACCCAGCGGCCCTTGCGGTCAGAGTCCGACGGCCAGCAGCTCGAACAGGCCACGCACCGCATCTGCGTCAGCTCGTTCGGGTCCGCGCGAACGATGGCCAAGAACTCGGCCAGCAGCTGATCCCGGGTCATCTCGTGTTGTTGTGCCAGGCGCTGACGTTCTGCGGCAATTCGGGCTGCGACCCTCGGTTTTCTGATCAAAACACTGGCATACGACGCCGCTGCATCAGGCTTGCAACCGGGGTGCGTGAAGATCCATGCCGCCGTCCCGTTCATGCCGTTGCGCAGGTACTCGGTGATGAACGCCTCTTCCATCGGCGTGGTGGCAGGGATGGGCTGGTTGGGGTCTGCCGCCGCCTGGCGGGCTAGTAGCTGCTCGCTGAACTTGGCCGGCGTCTGCGCCGCCTTGGGGGCGGGGGCCGCCTTCGGCGAAGCTGTGTGCGGCTTCGCCTTCTCTGCCTGGGTGGAATCGGATTCCACTTGCTCGGCGGCGAGGCGGGCAAGCTCGGCCTTCACGCCGGGGTCTTTCAGGAGGCGGCTGCCGGCCTGCTGCGCGGTCTTCGCGCTGTACCCGGCCTTGATGGCGGCCTTGGTGGCGTTGGGCTCCTGGTGATAGGCCAGGGCGAACGCCTGCTTCTTGATCGACAAGCCACCGGCAGGGCTTGCGCCGCTGTCATCGGGGGTGTTGTTGCCGTCGGTCATGGCTGTTGTGGTTGTTGTGGTGTGGGGCTGCGCGCTGTTGTGGTCGTCACCTTCCCACGCATCCCCTGGAAATCAACCGATCCGGGCGCCGGACATGAAAAAGCCCGCTCAAAGGCGGGCTCATAGGGGCTCATGGCGAGCCCATAGGCGCGGTGGCGCGGTCAGGTGGCGGGTGCAGGGGTGAAGTCCACGTAGAACTTCTGGCCCGGTGCGTAGTGGCCGTGCAGCGCGGGGTTGTTGATGTAGATCTCGCACGACGCCTGCGGCGAGAACTTGGAGAACGTGCTGTCCTCGCTCAAGCCGTCCTTGTCGAACGACGGGGGACACACGGCGTTGAACCGCACCCGCTCGGCGGTGACGCTGCCGTCATGGCCCACGGCGCGGTCGACCGAGGCGATGACGAACTTGGCGCGCATGGGCACGCCCAGGGCGTTCGCGGCCATGTCGGCGGGGGAGGCGCTGGCCGTGACGGCGTGCATGTAGGCGCCGGGGCCGAAGATGATGGCGCAGGCGGCCACCGCGAGCGCGGCAACCAGGAGGTACGTGGGGATTCGCTTGAACATGGGTTTCCTTGGTGGTGCCGCGGCTGACGGCGTTGCCCCTTGCCATGGCGGGGAGCGCTCAGGCTCCCACCGATTCCGCAGAAATCAACCGCCTCGCCGCCGGTAGCGGTCCTTCTCCAGCTTCCACTGCGCTCTGCGCTGGCGCTGGGGCTCGGTGGCGAGCGGCGGCCAGGCAGGAGGCGGGTCCGGCTGCATGAACTCGTCGAACGGCACCGCACGGATGCGCACGCCGTCAATCTCGCCGGCCTGCATCTTCATGATGGCCATGCCACGGGCGTTCAACTCCGCCGCGATCTTCTCCGCCTCGGCGTCCAGCGCTGCGAGATCCAGGCCGGCATGCAGCACGACGAAGAAGCTGCCGTCAGGGTTCCTATGCACGGGCACAGGGTCGAACTCCCCCCGGCCCTCTCGCTCGCCGCTCACGCCGGCACCCCAGCTCGCTTCACCAGCAGCCAGCCGTCGCCGTTGGCCTTGAGGGTGTCGCCCTTGCCGTCGCAGTTCCAGCAGTGGTACAGGTCGCCCTGCTTCTCGAAGCCATCCGTCCCGCAGCCGCTGCACACGATGCGGACTCGGCTGCCGTCGTTGCGCCGCGCCGTCAGCATGCGTAGCTCGGGCAACGGGTCGTTCGGGCCGAGCGGGCGGAGTCCTTTGACGGTTTGCAGAAACTCGTCCTCTCTGGCGAACGCGATGCGCACGCCCCATGGGCCGCGCTCCTGGTGGCACACGTACTTGACGCGGGCGGTGTCCTTGTCGTCAACGCCCAGCCACTCGGCGATCTCATCGCGCACCGCCTTGAGCGCGCCCGTCAGGTTGTCGTCGTCTAGGCCGTTCGATGGGGCGATGCGCGTCATGTGGACGACGCAGGGCAGCGCGGGCCGGGGCTTGCCCAGCAGCGACCACGCGACGGCGCTGCGCTCGGCTTTCACGCGCTTGGCCCGGGCATGGTGGTGCTCGCGGGCGTTCTGGCCGCGGCTCGTGCGCAGGGGGATCGTCAGGGGCTTGTTCATGTAGAGCTCTACGTGGGGTCAGCGGGGTGCGCGCCTGGATTGCAGCTTGGCGGCCATGGCGCGGTGGATGCGCTTCGCGGCTTCGAGGCCGTGGCGCTCGATGTAGAAGAACTTCACGCGCTCGATGTGCTCTCGGCAGATTGCCAGGGGCAGTTCGGTCATCATCTTTTCCTCGAAGGCGATCAGCTCGGACAGTTGATCGACGTGTTTAGCCACTGGCGTCTTCCGGCCAGGGTGGCAGGGTGGCGGGCCACAGGCCGACGAACCGAATGGCCGCGCGAGTGGCATTGCCGGCCAGGCGCTCGAACGCCCGCCGTTCATCGCGGCCCATCGCGCCGCTGGTGCCGACATACCAGTGGCAGCCCGGCAGACCCCAGTGCGGCCCGCAGCCAGGCCAACCGAGGCGGCAATCGGTCTTCAGGCCCATGCCCTTGCCCTCGTCGGCGTGGCAGAACTGGGTGAACCCGGTGATGCCGCAGCGGATGCACGGCAGCTTGCGCACGGCGTCCATGTAGCCCTGGTGCTGGATCGGCCGAGTTTTCGGCACATGCACGACGGAGGCGGCCGGGCCAGCGACGGCCACAGCCACCGGGCGCGGCCTGGGCGTGTAGCCCTCGATCTGCTTGGCCTGGCGCCTGGGCAGCAGCTTGGACTTGAACCCGCTGCGCTTCATTCCAAGTCCCACCAGTCGGCTTTCACCATGCGCTTGGTCATGCCGTGCTCGAACATCAGGTGCGTTCCGTAGTCGTGGCAGACCAGGCGACCGTCGTGCATGCCGTAGTTGGTGCGCTTGAAGTCGCACAAGAAGGCGGGCATCCGGTCGGGGAACTTGAGCGCCGGCTGTGTCTTGGCCATGACCAGCACGAGGCCACAATTGCTGATCCAGCGGCACGGCGCGAACCAGCGTGCGAGCGGGGTGTCCTTGACGCGCTCCCACGTCTCCCACTCGATCACGTTTTGGAAGTGGCCTATGCGGTCTTCCACCTTCACAACGCAGTCCGGTAGAACGCGGCTGCTGTAGACCTCGCGGCTCATGCCGCTGCCAATCCGCTCACGAATCAGCATGTTGAATGCGTCGCGGTGGACGCTGCTGTTGTCGCTCATCGGTCAAAGCTCAGTACGCGCTCAACGTGGGCGCGCAGATCCGCCTCGGTGAGCTTGGTGTGGTTGAGGATCTTGGAAAGGACGGCGTTGATCGTGGCGCTGTAGAACGCCTCGAACTGCTCGTCGTTCATGCGCGCCCAGCTCAGGCTGTCCGCCTCGACGCGCATCTCTCCCTTGACGGTCCAGACGGGGTGGAAGCGCCCGGCCAGGATGGTCAAGTCCTTGCGGAAACGCTCGAAGTTCGGCTGCACCTCCTGCCCGCGGTACTGCATCTCGGGCACGGTGTCGCGCCACAGCTCGAAGGCGAACTGCGCCAGCGCCCACCACTTCCGGCGGAACTTGGCGTTCGTCTCCTGGCTCACGGACACGCGGATCGAGGCGCCGACCTTCAGCTTTGCGAGCTTGGCGGCTTCCTCGTCGCTCTCCGGGGCGAATCCCCCCGGCACTCGGCGGCACAGGACTTCCATCACTGCACCGTCGCGGCTGCGTCAATCTCGGCCCAGGTGGCGGCCCGCTGCTCGCGGATCTGCGCCAGGATCGAGGCGTCCAGCTTCTCGGCCATGTGGCGCGGGGCCGCGGCCATCATGACGCCCAGGGCGGCGGCCAGCGCCGACACCAGCGACGCGGCTTCCACGCCATCGTCCATGAGCTGCCGCACCACGCCCGACAGCATCGCCGTCGCTGCGTTCGCCTCTTCGTCCAGCTCGGCGCTGGTCTTCCTCATGTCTACGTTCATCTCTCGATTCCTTCTCTGAAAAACACCGACCTGTTCAAGCCTCTTGTTTTGACCCTGAGCGGGCAGACCCAGCCATCCTTGGAGGGCCTTCACATGACCCCTCACGGTTCATGACCCGGCAGCCGTTCGACGCTGGAGCGCTACCTTCGCCACTCCGTTCCCCTGCTTCCGCGTCTTCCTCCCAGTAGGGGTGTCGTGTCCTGCGCGCTGGTGCATGTGTGAGCGTCCGCGCAGGGCATCGAGGGCGCGCTACGGCACCGCCTCGGCCTTCTCGGGCATCGGCGTGGGCTCGGCCTTGCGAGCCTTCATCACCAGGGCGCAAACGGCCATCAGGCCCTCCGCCACGTGCAGGTCGTTCGCGTCCTGCCCCACCGTGTCCGGCATCGCCCAGCCCAGGCCGGTGGCGATGGCCGCCCGCTTGCCCTGCTCGCCCGGGTTCTGCTTGGCCTTCTCCGGGTCCGTCTGGATCGGGTCATGGTCGGCGATCACGTAGCGCCGGCCCGTGGTGCGCTCGGCCGCGGCGATCAGGTTGTGCGCGCTGAAGCACACCAGCACGCTCGCGTTGAGCTTCATCTGCCGCACGGCGGCTTCAATGGACAGCCCCGTCGCGTAGCCCTCGCACAGCACCTGCTCCGCGGCCTTGGCCGGGCCAAGGCGCAGACACGCCCCGCGCGAGCGCATGCCGTACAGGTACTTCTTCTCCCAGCGCAGCTCGTCAGGCAGCCACTTGATGACCTGGCCGCCGATCAGCTCGTTGGTGCGCACGTCACGCATCGGGACGAACAGTTCGCCCTCGGGCAGCACCAGGCCCTGAGTGCTCTTGAAGCCTTTGCGGAACAGGTAGGGGTGCTCCTTGGGCTTGGCGAGCGACAGCAGGCGCGCGGCCCACTCGGCGGCCTTGCGGTGCAGCACGGCCTGTTCGTCGCGCACAGCCTGGCGGCGGGCGTCGCGCCGGGCCTGCTCTTCCGGGCTCAGGGGTCGGGCGTGAGGGTCGGTGAACGACACCGCCCTGCCCTCGCCGTCCCAGGCCCACACGAAGCCGCCCCGGCCGTCCCACACGTAGGCGCCGTTCTTCGAGCGCGGGTGGTCCGTAGTCCCGCAACGGCGCAGCTTGCCGGAATCGTCCAGCTTGCCGGGGTCGATCTCGACCCCGTGCGCTCGTGCGAAGGCGATGAAAGCCTGGCTCATCAGACGTGCCCCAGCACCCAGTCAAGCAGCGCACGCTGTTCGCCGGTTGCGGCATCCCGTGCCCGCTCCACCTCCGGCCGGGTGCGCGCACCGACAGCCTGGCCGATGGACTCAAGATAGGCCAGCGAAGCGGCCCGGTATGCAGCGCTCGCCTCGCCCTCGGTTGCGAAGCTCCCGAGGTGCTTCCCGCGAAAGGTCGACGTGTACGGCTTGGCGCGAGGGCGATCAGTGCGGAAATAGACGCCCTTCCCGCCACCGATCCCAGTCGCCCCCCCGATGCGCCCAGCGCGCTCGATGTAGGGGCGGGTCTGATAGGACTCTTTCGCGTTCTCGGCGTTGAGACAGATGCGGACATTGGTCGGCGCGTAGGGGCCGACATCCCCGGTTCGGGCCATGCAGTACTTGCCACGGCCAAGTCCGCGGCGCTCCCACTTCCCCGATGCGAGCCACAGAGCCCACCAAGTTTCAAAGGTGAACTCCCAGCCGATGCCGCGCTTTGCGGCTTGGTGCCGTTGCCCGTTGTAGGCGGCCAGTTGCTTGCCGAGCGGGTTGAAGGGTCGTGCCATCTGTTGGACTCTCGGTCAGTGGTGAGTGGGAGGCCGGCGCACACGCAGCCGGGTGAGGACTTCCTTGCCGTCGCGCTGCACGACCTTGAAGGCGGAGCACTGGATGCCAGCGGCGCGCAGCCGGCGAGCGCACTCCACCGCGGCCTGTTGCAGCTCGAAGTCGTCGCTGGCGTAGTCGGTGACCACACGGAAGCCGATCAGGTGTTCGCGGCTCATGCGGGCACCGCCGTGCGCGCTGCCATGCAGCTCTTGCAGACCATGCCGCGCAGGCCGCGCAACGGGCCGCGCAGCACCTTGGTGCGGCTGCGGGCAGCAGCGGGGACACGGCACTCGTCGCAGCGGCCTACCAGGGCCATGCCTTCGCCGCGGGTCGCGGTGGCAACCATCGGCTCGTACCGCCCACCGCGGGTGTCGTCGCGCTCGCTCATGCAGCCCCCGCCATCGCTCGGTAGGCGATCTGCTTCTCGCGGATCTTGTTGAGCACGGGCTTGGTGATCTGCACGTTGTGCGTGCGCTCGTAGCTCAGGTTGTTCGGGAAGTGCCCGACGATGTGCTTGAACAGGTGGGCCGCACGGCCCTTGGCCGTCTCCGGGTTGCCGCAGCCGCGCACGTAGGTGCAGACCTGGGCGTACAGGTGGGCGTGGTTGTCGGCCAGCTTCTGCTTGCCGATGACCACCTCACGCATGTGGCCGGGGATGGCCTCGATGGCGGCGGCCTGCTGGATCTCGAAGCCGCAGGCCACGCAGCGCTTGCCCATGGGCTTGTACCCACACGCCGGGCACCCCTTGGGCTCCTTGTCCTTGTCGTCCTTACGGATGGCCTTGTCCAGCTTCTCGCCGGCATCCAGCGCTGACAGGCCGTTGAAGAACACATCGGCATAGTCGTCAGCGAAGCGGATGATGTTGCCGCTGTGATCCAGCAGCAGGCAGTCGGTCTTGCCGGTGTTCGGGCTCGAACGCAGGCCGCGGCCCCACATCTGGATGGCAGTGCTCAGGCTCTTGCGCAGCGGGCGGCAGTCCACGACGCAGCTCACGTCCGGCACGTCAAAGCCCTTCGCCAGCGCCTCGACGGAGATCAGCACCCGCAGCATGGTGTCGGGCTTGCGGAACTCCGACACGATGTTCTTGCGCTCTTCCTCGCTCGTCTCCGACGTGAAGAGCTGGGCCATGACGCCGGCCTCGTTGAAGCTCTTGCACAGCTCGGCGCAGTGCGCGATGGTGGAGCCGAAAACGATCGTCTTGCGGTTCTCGCCATGGGCCAGCCACTCGGCCACCACGTCGCCCACGATCTCCATGCCGCGTTCGCCGGCCGCCTCGGGCGTCCACTCGCCGCCGGACGTGGCGGCGCCGTCCATGTTGGCCGCCACGCACGACTTGACCCGCATGGGCACGAGCACGCCGGATTCAGTCAGCTCGTTCATCGTGGCCGCGTTCACGAGGTTGGTGAACAGCTTGCCCAGGCCGGGGCTGAAGGGCGTCGCGCTCAGGCCGATGACGCGGGCCTCGCACGTCTTGATGTACTCGGTCCACACGGCCAATTGCGTGTGGGCCTCGTCGATGATGAGCACATCGGCCTTGGGCCATTCGCGCCGTGCCAGGGTCTGCGCACTGGCGATCTGGAACGGCATGCTCGGGTCGTAGCGCCAGTGGCTCGCCATCAGCACGCCGTGGGCTGCCAGGCCGTAGCCGTCGGCCGTTTGGCTCGTTTGGTCGATCAGCGTGCGACGGTCGGCGATGAACAGAGCCCGCTTGCCGCGCACCAGGGCTTCATGCGCGATGCGCAGGCCGAGGTAGGTGTTGTGCGTGACGGTGAAGTCGCCCAGCAGGAATAGGTGGTCGCCGTCGATCTCGAAGCCGAAGTAGTCGCCAACACCAATCGGCTCGATGCTGATGCCATGAACCAAGTGGCGCTTTTTCTGCTGGCGAGGCTCTGCGCGTTTTGCACGACAGGGCACTCGCTCGGTGTCGCCGCTGATCGAGACGCGCCAGTAGGTGCCAGTGAAGCCGGTCGCCTTCACGCCCTTGGTGCACCTCTGCACGTAGGCGGCTAGCCCCACGGAGCGGCACACGAAGGCCATGTCTTCGGCAAGCTGCTCGTACTTGCTAATCCAGTCGAAACCCTTGCTGCTAAGGCTACCGTCTGAATCAATCAGGCCCGCAATCAACTCCAGCCGGTCGGCCAGCGGCGCTGTCTTGTACTCAGCAGGGATGTGCCTGTTGCGCGCAACGCCGGCCTCCCGCAGAAGCTGCTGAACGCAATTCCAACCGATTCCGCCATGGCCCTTCGTGATGAGCCACGTGGGGCAGCGCGACCCATCACTGTCAACCTTTCGCACCTCGTAGCCGAAGCGCTTCCCGAAGGCGATCCACTCTTCCACCATCGGGCCGAAGGGCTTCGTGATAGAGGCACGGTCTGTGGAGCCGTCGCCAAGCCACGCCCCCAGCAGGTACGGGGGGAAGTGGCGTTCTCCGCACGCATCCGGGAAGGTTGCAATGGCCGGCGCCCTCCAGCCTTTCAGGCAGTGGCGTGCTGTCGCGTTGCTCCGCAGCAGCGTCTCGACGTTGACGTTCACCACGTCCGCGTCGGCCGGAACCAGTGAACCATCAGCCAGGCGCAGCCCGTCACTCCCCGGCGTCTTGCGCAGGCTCAGGATGTGGCTGGCGTTCACCACGTAGGCATTGCCCTTCCTGGGCGTGACCCGGTAAAGCGGCTCGCGGCCTGAGGCGACGCTCAACACGTTGCGCACACCGCCATCGGGGCCAAGTAGTCGGTCGCCGACCTTCACGTCCTGCACCATCTTGACCGTGCCGTCCGCCATGAGGACCGGCGTGTCACGGCCCAGGCACTTCCCCGAGCCGGTGGGACTCATGAGCATCTGGCAGCGATGCCCTGCCCGCGCGCCGTCGCGCAGCCGCTGATGTGCCACGTCCTGAAACGGACGCGGCGGGGGGAAGGTGGCCGCCGAATAGTTCGGCGTGTCGCGCTCGAACAGATCGGCGTTCATCAGGTGCCTGCCTTCGCTGCGGCCTCGAACTTCTCGGCCTTCTTGCGCCACGACTTCATGAGGCGGATGGCTTCGTTCTTCTCCGCCATCAAGCCGCCCACGCGCTCGCGGAGCCCGGAAATCTCGAAGCGCAGCTTCTTGTTCTCCACCAGCAGGGCAGCGGCCTTCTCGTCGGCGTCGAACACCTCCGACATGGCCTTGTTGTCGGCCAGCAGTTCAGCCGCGATCTGCTCCAACTCGGCCACGCGGTAGGCCAGCGGATCGACGGGCGGGGTGGAATCGGATTCCACCTGGGGCTGCGCTGCGTCACCGGCAGCCGGCGCCTCGGCGGGCTTCGGGGTGGAATCGGATTCCACGCTGGGGGCCGGCGCCTCGGTCGACGCGGGGGCCTCCGCGGGCGCCTTGGCCTTGGCCACGGCCTTGGCAGCGGATGCCTCGCGCGCCTCCGCCTGCCGCTCCTTCGTCTCGGGGCTGCGGATCGCCGCGACGAACGGGTGCGAGACGCCCACGTGCTTGGCGATGGCTCGGTCGCTCCAGTCCGGGCAGTCGGCCAGCATGCCGGCCACGGCACGGCGCTTGTCGGCCACCGTGCGGCGCAGGCCGTGGTCGCGGTTGGCGCCATAGGCGAACAGGCGGGCGTCACGCAGCGTGCCAGTGCGGATATCGCACTCGATGGTCGTCGCGCCGATCTTGCGGTTGCCGTGGTAGCGGTGGAAGCCGTCGGCGAGGTGGTTCTGCGCGCCGTCGAAGAACACGATGACCGGAGGCAGCTTCTCGCCCTCGGTCAACGCCTCGGCGTACTCGTCCACCGTGGCGGCGTTGATCTCGACGCGGGCCTGTGTGCCCCCGTCGATGCTGATATCCCCAATGGGGAGGTGCTTGATCGTCATGCGGTTTCCTTGGCTTTCGGCGCCGGCTGCGGCGCGAAGAGTTCGATCAGGTATCGCGGCTTGCAGCGGCCCCAGCGGGCCATCTGTGCGGCGTGTCGGTCGTCGCAGTCGGCGCACAGGTCAAAGTTCGGGTTGAACCGAACCGGCTGACCGGCCTCAATCAGCAAGGGGCCGGGCCTGTGGCCGTCGCGGTAGTCGGTGGCGCAGGCCGCGACGTACTCCAGCCATTGGTCCCTTGCGCTGAAACAAGGGGGCGCAACGGGCGCAAGCTCAATGGCTTTGGCAGCCTTGTTCACAGCGTGCAGCCCTGCAAAAGAGGCGCAGTGCCGGCGACCACGGTTCCGATGTGCAACTTCGCCTTGGCAGCTAGGTACGCCCGATGGGCCTCGGCCGGGTCATCGAAACGGCCGAGATGCATGCGCCTACCGTTCAGCCTGATGCCCGCCCGCCACTTCTTGGTTTCGCAGTCCCAGGACACCCCGAGATACGGGTTCTTCCCCTGTGGCCGATTGCGGTTTTGCGCGTTGCCCGCCATCGAAACGTCGCGCAGGTTCGCCGCGCGGTTGTTCCTTCGGTCGCCGTCAATGTGGTCGATCTCGTCCTTCGGCCAAGCGCCCGTTGTGATGAGCCACACCAGCCGATGGCCTAGGTAGAGCTGTCCATCAATCCCGATGTGCAAGTACCCGTCCGGTCGTCGGCATCCAGCGGGCTTGCCCGCGCTACGGCTGCGTGAAAGCGTCACCTTCCAAGTCAGCTCACCTGTTGCGGGGCAGTAAGACAGCACCTCGCGTGCGCGCTCGGCCGTCAAGGTGGTTGGGGCCGCTCGACTCAAGATTCGTCGCCCCCGTTCATGCCGGCAAGAGGCCCTATTCCGACCGCCGCTCGGATGTGGTTGAGGTGCATGCTTGCCACCACTTCAGCCCCGTAGAGCCCCTTCATGACTTGTAAGCGCACCCACTCGGATTCCGTCATCCCCAAGGCATGCGACACCTTGGCTACATCCGCCTTCACCTCAAACGGCAACTTCGTTTTGCAGTCCTCTGTCGCCTTGCCCATGCGCGCGGGCAGCCCGGTCGACCGCGAGAACGACATGCCCTCCTGGGAGGCCATGGCGGTGGCTTCCCTCTGGATTCGTTGCTCGGCCGTCGTGGCGGCTGAACTGAGGGCATTGGCCGATGAACTGGTGCAGGTCATCGTTCAGCCCTCCGCTCCGACCGATTCAGACGGCGCAGGCAAGTCCGGCCAGATCGTCCAGTAGTCGTCGGGGCGCAGGTGCGCCCGGGTGACCACACCGTCCGTCGCCTTTTCGATTGCCAAACAGTGTTCGAGGGGCACTTGCCGCCCTTCGGTCTTCCACTGACCTACGGCTGCCTTGGTGACGCCAAGCACCGCGGCCAGCGCCACCTGCGACCCGAGAACGGCTGCGGCCCGGTCAATCGGGTGAGCCGTGGTGTCTTGAGAGGTGTCCATAGGCTCGGCAGTCTAGGTTTCCTAGACTTGCGCGTCAAGACTTTCGAGACGACGGCGGTAAAGAGAATCTATACAGTCTCCGCATGGATCTGCAACGCTGGCTACAAGAAGCCAAAGCCAAGTCCGGCTTGACGCTGGAAGAGCTGGGCGCAGCCGTGGGCCGCTCGAAAGCGAACGTGGGCCATTGGATGAACGGCAAGCACGAGCCGAGCTATCAGCAGGTACTGATGATCAGCAAGGTGACGGGCCATGCCCTGCCCTCCGACTTGATCCCCCCAACCGAAGGCGCCGGCATAGCTCACGTTGTGAGCTACCAAGCAATTGACACTCCCCCACTAACGCCATGGGAGGTTGTAGTGAGCTTGGAAAGGTTGCCGGTGGTGCCGGCAGATTTGATGGTCGAGGTGCCCGATGACGCCCTTGCGGCGCGCGGCATTTCGAAAGGCGAGCGCATCTGGTTCCAGGCCGCCAACTCTGCGCAGCCGCGCAACGTGGTGTTGATCGAAGCCAATGGCCGGCGCTACATCCGCCGATACACCGAGGGCGGCAAGGCAGAAGCGCTTGACTCAGCGTTCCAGACCTTCGAGCGGGATGAGTTCAAGGTTGTGGCCGTGATGTACATGCGCCCGGCAAGCAGCATCTAGAACGCATCGATGGGTGCCGGTGGCGCCGTTCTGATGGCCAGGGAGGGCCTATGAAGCTGAAAGCATTTTTCGCGCTCGTTGTGTCGGCCCTGGCCGGGTGCGCTGCTCCTGTGAACAGCAAGAATCCGCAGGCCGACTACGAGGCCGACAGGTGGGACTGCCAGAAGCAAGTGGCAGCCATGGCTCGGCCTGCTACGCCATCTGATCCTGCCGAGCGCGTCACACGCTGCAAGGCAGCCGGCTTCGGCGAGGTCGAGTGCCGATCAAAGGACCAGCCCCAGAGTGTTGGCGCCGCCGGAGGCGTGCTGGCCGGCGTAGCCGCGGCCGAGGCCAACAGCGCGATGCCCAATTGCATGAAGGCCAAGGGCTGGCGCTGACGCGCTGACGCATCGCGCCGTCCGACGCCCGCTGAACGCGGGCTTTTTTGTGTCTAGCCGCAACGTCTAGCAATTCGAGATGCAGGCGTCTAGTTTTGCTTGACTCTTTGGTCTAGCTTTTCTAGACTGCGCTCCGAGCCCCACGAAAACGCACATTGCTGCGGGGGCAGGAGCAAACGATGCACCTGATTGAACGCGCAGACCGCCTTGAGCAGTTGAAGCTCGAACTGGCTCAAGCGCAGCAGGCTGTCAGCTTGTACCAAGCGCAAGCCACTGAGGCGTACGCACTCGCTGCGGAGCAGGAACGGGAGCAGTCCCGCTCGGCGTACACGGCATACGGTGTGCGCTCCAAGGATCAGGCTCGGTCCTGGGGCCTGCGCGTCAGTGAACTGAAGATCGAAATCGCTGCCCTTGAGAACGGGCGGGCGGGACTTGCTGCGCCCGTCGTGCTGGGCGCTGACCAGTGCGCAGCAGTGGACGACACGGCCGGGATCTGCGGAGCGCCGGCATGAGCACCCGCACCCGCCTGACCCCCAGCGAGTTCGCCGCGCTTCAGCGCCGTCGGCAAGAGAGCGCCGAGGCTGCCGCGCGTGGCTGCGCCCACCGCGCGCTCTCGCTGGACGTGGTGGAGGCCCGCGAGCGTGCGAAGCGCATGCCCTGGCCGAACCTCTGCCCCACCTGCAACACCGGCATGGCGGGCGAGTGCGACTGCATGCCGACCGAGGCGGGCTCCGCCGTGTCTGAGCTGCTGGCCGACCCGCCCCGGCCCAAGCCGCCCGCCTACCCCTGGCGCCAGTTGGCAGCCGGCGCCCTGGTGCTGCTGGTGGCCCTCTCGGCTGTCCACGTCATCGCCACGGCGCTCAAGCCCGCAACCCAGGTGGCCGCGCGATGAGGCTCGACGAGATCGCCGAGGGCGCGCTGTCCCGACTGCTGGCCTACGGCCTGCTGCTTTCGCTGTCGCTGCTGGGCATCGCGCACAGCGGCCTCCTTCCCTACCTCCTACCTTGACGCTGATGGACACCACGCAAGAACGCTGGGCGCCTGTTGCCGACTACGCCGGCCTCTATGAGGTCAGCACTGAAGGGCGAGTGCGCAGCCTGGTTCGCAATCTCGTCATGAAGCCACAGACGAGTCGTGCCATGCCGTACCCCACGGTGCGCCTGACGAACGCGGCTGGCGTCGCCAAAACGCACTACATCCACGCGCTCGTGCTGGCGGCTTTTGTTGGCCCGCGCCCGGCCGGTGCAGACGCCTGCCACGGCGACGGCAACAGGCAGAACAACCGCCTCGGCAACCTGCGCTGGGACAGCCGAGCGGCGAACGCAGCCGACCGAGATACCCACGGAACCAGCACGGTTGGCGAACGCCACCCAGCGGCCAAGCTGACCGACGAAACCGTTCGAGCCCTGCGCGCACGTCGCAGTCAGGGCGCCTCTTTCGCAACCCTCGCCAACGAGTTCGGCGTGACGCGGATGACCGCGCATCGCGCCTGCTCTGGCAAATCCTGGAGCCACATCGCATGAGCACCGAAGTCATTGAGCGCCCTGAGACGGGCAGCCAGATCGCCGCAGCACCTGCGGATTCCAACGCTCGCGGCAGCCTGTCCGTCGTGCAGTACGCCATCCAGTCGGGCGCCCCAGTCGCGGAAGTCCGCGCGCTGGTGGAAATGCAGATCCAGATGGACAACCACAAGGTGACGATGCTGCGCGCGCACGCCGAGCTGGAGCGCGAGGCCCGCGCCGAGTCCGCCGTCAAGCAGTTCAACGAAGCGATGGCTGCCTTCAAGGCCGAAGGCATCCGGGTCATCCGTTCCAAGGAAATCAAGGACGGCCCGCTGAAGGGCAAGAAGCACGCTGACCTGTTCGCGGTTGTGGACGCAGCCACTGAGGCCATGTCGAAGCACGGCCTGAGCACCACTTGGCGCACCATCGAGGACGAGAAGGACTGGATCAAGATCGCTTGCCGCGTCTCCCATGTCGGCGGGCACTCGGAAGAAGTCGCCTTCGGCGGCCCCATCGACGCTGGCCCCGGCCGCAATGCGATGCAGGCGCGAAAGTCGTCCGTCTCCTACCTGGAGCGCATCACCATGCTGCTGGCCCTCGGCCTGGCCGAGCAGGATGCTGACGATGATGGCGCGGGCGCCGCTGGCACGGATGGCCCACAGACCGCCCTCATGGTGCGCCTGATCGCCGAGGCCCAGGCCACGACGACCGACGCGGAGGCCGCCGCCCACTGGAAGGCCAACAACAAGCAGCTCGCCGACTGGCCGTATGGCTTCGAGAAGTACAAGGCCGCCGTCGTCGAGCACCGCAAGGCCCTGAAGCAAGGCGGTGCCAAGTGAGCGCCGTCGACAACACCCCCACCGTCGCGCAGATGCTGGGCCTGCCCGCTGACTGGATCGTCAGCATGGCCCCGCAGGGCACCGAGGAATGGCTGAAGGCTCGCTTGGGCGTCATCACCGGCAGCATGGCGAAGACGGCCCGCGACAAGCTCAAGAGCGGCGAGCCCAGCAAGGCGGCCATCACCTACGCCCGTGACACGGCGCGCGCCCGTGCCGGTGCCGGCGAGGGTGAAGAGGTCTTCACCAACGCCGCCATGCGTTTCGGCCAGGAGCAGGAAGCGTTCGCCCGCCGTGCCTACGAGGTCCGCACCGGCTACATCGTGGAGGCCGCGGGCTTCGTCTGCACCCCCGACCGCAAGTTCGGCGTGTCGGTGGACGGCCTGGTGTACGACGAGCCCGAGAAACGCGGCGGCGTGGAGATCAAGACCATCGTCAGCAGCAACGTGCTCTTCGAGGCCGTGCTGGGCGGCGATATCAGCGCCTACGTCGATCAGTGCGACCTGAACGTGTGGGCGTGGAACCTGGACTGGATCGACCTGTGCCTGTGGGTGCCGGATCTGCCCAACCCCGAGAAGCGGCTGACCGTGATCCGCATCGAGCGCGATCAGGACCGCATCGACGCGCTGCTGGACGACTTGGTGGCGTTTGACCGAGTGGTCGAGCGCTATGCCGACGAGCTGCGCGCGTTCCTCGGCACCACCCCGCCCGCAGCCGCCGCCGCCCCCGCCGCTCAACCCGCCCCCGTGGCATCGGTGCCCCTGATCGAGCCCGCCTTCTGAAAGCCCACCCCATGAACGCCCCTGTTCTTGACTTCCCGCCCATCGAGGCGCCCCCGCTGATCGAGCAGCCGAAGCCGGCCGCGCCCGTGGCTGTGGTCGAGCCGAAGCCTCTCGTTCCCGTGAGCATCAAAGAAGCCGTGCTCGCGCAGTTCAAGGAGGCGGAAACCAACGCCCGCGCGCTGGCGGAGAAGTACCGCAACGTGGCCTACGACGTGTCCACCACCAAGGGCATGACCGAGGCCAAGGCCGCTCGGCAGGACTTGCGCGAGAACGGCCGGTTCCTGGTGCAGCGCGCCGAGAAGTCCGTCAAGGATGACGTGAACTCGCTCAAGAAGGTGATGGCCGACGAGGTGGCGCGCATCGTCGGCATCGTGAAGCCGGCCGAGGATGCCATCGACGCACAGATCAAGGCCGAAGAGAAGCGCAAGGCCGACGCCAAAGCCAAGGAAGCCGAGCGCGTGGCAGCACACGAGGCCGGCATCGCCAAGATCCGCGCCTACGTCACCTACTGCCGCGAGCCCGGCATGACTGCCGAGCGCATCGCCAAGGGCATCGAGATCCTGTCCGCGGTGACCTTCGGCCCCGAGTGGCAGGAGTTCGCCGAGAAGGCCAAGCTCGCCCAGGCCGAGACGCTGACCGGCATGCGCGAGCTGCACGCCGTCGCCGTCGAGCGCGAGGCCGCTGCTGCCAAGGCGGAACAGGAACGCATCGAGCGCGAGGCCGAACAGGCGCGCGTGGCCGCAGAGAACGAGCGCAAGGCCGCCGAACTGGCCGAGCGTGAACGCGCCCTGCAGGCCCAGGCTGACGAGCTGGCCGAGCGCGAGCGCATGGCCGCCTTCGAGGCCGCCCGCATCAAGACGCTGCAGGAGCGCGTCGCGGCCATCCACGCACGCCCGCTGGAACTCGAAGGCGCCAGCTCCTGGGACATTTACGAGGCCATCGTGCTGCTGGAAGGCATGGACGTGAGCGAGGCCGCCTTCGCCGAGTTCGCGCCGATGGCAGCCGACGCCCGCCGCCTGGTGCTGGCCGCGCTGCTGGCCGCGAAGGATGCCGCCGAGAAGGTCGAAACCGAAGCTGCCGACAAGGCCGCCGAAGTGCAGCGCGCCAACCGGGTCGGCCGCCTGGGCGCCAGGATCGCGCCGGCCCATGTCGAAGCAGCTCCGGCAGTCGAGCCTCCCGACGACGGCGCCCGCATCGTGGCCGATGAGCCCGCCGACCCGGCGCCGGCTGCCGCTGCTGCTGCCGACGTGTTCGTGCCCGAGCCGGTGGACCCCATCACCGCGCTGGTGGACTGCCGCGCAGCCCTGACCACGGCCCTGGAACTCGTTCAGGAACTGGTCAACGACATGGATCAGGCCAAGGACGGCGGCAAGCGCGCCCTGTCCATCCTGAGCCGCGTGTCGGCCCTTCGCACCCTCGGCGGCATCTGACCGCACCACCCCGCAACTCTGAAAGCTCTCCGATGCCCTTCACGCACCTGTTCTCCATCGGCCGCGACGTTGAACTGCGCTACGCCGGCCAGAATCAAACCGCCGTCGTCAACATCTCGCTCGCCTACGCCTACGGCCAGAAGGATCAAGCCACGGGCAAGCGCCCGACGCAGTGGGTTGATGCCTCGCTGTGGGGCAAGCGCGCCGAAGCGCTGGCGTCGTACCTGACGCGCGGCACGAAGGTCTGCGCGACCCTCGACGATCTCCACATCGAGAACTTCACCCACACCGACGGCAGCGCCCGCTCGAAGCTCGTGGGCACCGTCATCGCCATCGAGCTGGCGGGCTCGCCCCAGCAGGCCCCTGCCGCACCTCCGCCGCCGGCCCCTCGCCCGGCTCCGCGCCCGGCCGCTGCGCCCAGAGCGCCCACGGGCTTCGACGACATGGATGACGACATTCCGTTCGCCTCTCCCTACGTTGAGCACGACCCCATCCACGGCCACCGGAAGGCGCTGCGCGCCCGGGCGGCACGCTGACAAGGAGGCGCGCGTGATCTACCTCCGTAAAGACGTTCGCGACGCCGTGAAGGCGGCTCTGCAGCTCGACGCTTTCGCCAGCACTGAGGACGCCATTGCCACCGTTGCACAAGCCATGGGGCTCACGCCCGAGTCCGTGCGCGAGTGCCTGGCTGACGAGGAACAGGAAGCGTGAACGGCATCAACCCCATCCCCTCCGCGAGCACATCGAAGTGACCGCCTATTACAACGAGATCGACCCCTATGCAGCTCAGTGGCTCCGAAACCTCATCGACGCTGGACACATCGCGCCCGGCGTCGTCGATGAGCGAAGCATCGAGGACGTGCGCCCCGCTGACCTCGACGGCTTCACACAGTGCCACTTCTTCGCCGGCATCGGGGTCTGGAGCCTGGCTCTCCGCCGTGCTGGCTGGCCAGACGACCGACCTGTTTGGACCGGTTCCTGTCCGTGCCAACCTTTCAGCTCGGCAGGCAAAGGAGCTGGGTTTGCTGACGAGCGGCACCTCTGGCCAGCCTTCCACTGGCTCATCCAAGAGCGCCGCCCTGCAGTCGTCTATGGAGAGCAGGTTGCGAGCAGCGATGTCGGGCCTTGGCTCGACCTTGTACAAGCTGACCTGGAAAGCATGGACTACGCCCTCGGGTGTGTCGCGTTTCCGTCTGCGGGCGTCGGTGCTCCGCACATCCGCGACCGGCTCTACTGGATGGCCGACAACCAGGGCAGCGGACGGCGAGAAGAACGTTCGCTCGCTGGACGGCGCGCTGTCGGAGATCAAGCGCAAGGGCTCACCGCAAGATCTCTGCATGGCGGCGGTGCTGGCCGGCTGGGGCACACCGAACGCATCGGCGCCGGGCGGCACGCCGGAGCAGGCGCTGGCGCGAAAAGCGGGCCTGCCGTGCGGCCAGTCGGTGACGACGCTGGATCACCAGGTGCAGCTCGCCGGCTGGAACACGCCGGACACGACCATGATGCAGGCCAAGAGCCGGCCGCCAGTAATCGGCAACCGCAAGCCGACCGATCCTCAGATCTCGCTGGCGGACCAGGCCTTTCACCTGGCGGCCTGGCAGACGCCGCTGTCGAGCGATGGCCAGGTCACGCAGGGCAGGACAGCAGCATTCCTGAAGGGGCGCGAGGCCCTGAGCGCGGTGGAGTGCTTGCCGGCGCCGCAGCCGGCGCGACTAACGGCCTCTGGCGAGCTGCTGACTGGCTCCTCTGCCGCGATGGACGGTGGCGGCCAGTTGAGCCCGGCACATTCCCGCTGGCTCATGGGGCTACCGCCAGAGTGGGACGCCTGCGCGCCTACGGCAACGCGATCAACGCCGAAGCGGCGCGGGTCTTCATCGAAGCAACCATGTGAGGTCTGACGTGACCGAGAAATTCCAATCCCCCCAGCCTGTGGCGCGAGTGGACTACAACGCCCGGGGAAACATCGTCTGGCTGTTCGGCCCACAACTCCCGGACGGCACGGAACTGTATGCGGCGCCGATCCCAGCCCCTGAGGGTGCACAGCTCCCGCCGTTGCCGCACCCGCTACTGATCGCTGGCGGTGGTCAATCGTGGTTCAACGCTGAGCAGATGCGCGCCTACGCCCGCGCCGCCCTGGCCGCACCAGCACCCCAGGCGCCCGTGCCGCTGCCGGATGTTGACCTGTGCCGGCTGATTTCCTCGCACGAGGTCTACCAGTACCACCCCGGCGCCCTGCACGAGTTCTCTCACGAAGTCATCGCAGAGTTCTGCCGCGTCAACGGCATCCCCGCACCGCAGACCAAGGAGCCCACCAATGACCGCTGACCTTGCTTTCAAGAACTTCCACCGCCTGCTGTGCGAACGCTTCGGTTACTGCCACGACGAGCAGGACTGGCAGCGTGATCAACTATCGCTGATCGAGTTCATCGCGGCCAAGATCCCAACCCCAGCAGAGGCACATGCAGACTTGGCGCGCGACCTTGAAATGGCCGCCGCGCTGATGGTCGAGGCATCGAAACTGATCGACTCGCTGGCCCCCTGCACTCGCGACGGGCTCGCCCTGTTCCGCTGGCCGTTGATCGACGAGTTGGATGGCGCGGCCGGCATCCTGCGAGACCGACTGGCGCAATCCAAGGCCCAGCCCAAGGGGAAGGCGGCGCAGCAGGATGATGGCGATCACGAGCCAGACTGCCTTGAGGGCATGCTTGAAGACGATGAGGGCGCCAAGCACCTATGCACATGCGGCGCCAAGAAGCCGCCGACGCGTGGTCAGCTTTTCACGGCGCTCAACGAGGTTGCGGAACTGATTGGCGACTGCGAGGAGTGGGCGATCACCGAAGACCCGCAAGTTGTGGTCAGCATGGTCAAGGACTACATGGCGGGCGTTGCACTGGCAACTCAAGCCCCCGCGCCTGCACCTGATCCGGTGGCATGGATCGATAGCCATGAGCTGAAGCACATCACCGAGGGTTTCGAGCCTACGGTTTCCAAGCTGCCCGTCAGCGAGCGCGACGTTCCGCTCTACGCGCAGCCTGTCCCATGTGCCGCAGTAGGGGCTGAGGCTGGCGACTGGCGCAACTACTGGGCCGACGAGATGCAGAAGAAGGCCGACAACGACAAGGCGCGCGGCTGCCTGCAACCTGTCGGCTACTACGTGTGGTCCGCGTTCATATATGCCGGCGTCGGGAGCAAGTCATGAGTAAAGGCTGCCAATACGAGGCGCCGACGTTCGGCGCTGGCTACCCGGACGGAACGTGCATCGACGGCTGGATGTGGGATCTCGACTCCGGCGACGGTGACGGGCTGACCAGCGGCGGCGATGAGCCTTGCCCCTACTGCAACACCGTCGAATACCTGGAGTGGCAGGGCCTGGCCGTTGGCGGGAACGCGCGCCAGCGCCGCAAGGCTCGCCGGGCCGAGGTGAAGCGTGTGCAGGCCTGGGCAATCTCTCGGTCCACGTTCCACCCGGTCACCGGGGAGAACCTCTCCAGGGCTCGTCGCGCCGCCCAGATTTTCGATGTGCCGGTACAGGGGAGCCAGCCATGAGCGTGACACTGCACCTGATGACCCAGGACGGCCAGCCCTACGGCAGTGAGCGCCGCTGCTGCGAGCGGTGCGGCATGATGCTGGTCAACCGTCCGGATTCGTTCTGGCGGGAGCACACCTGGACGGACCAGCCGAAGCAGTACCGACGCTGGGAGGCGGGCACGGCCAACGTTCCCGATGAGCTGATCCCGTGCGAGGTGCGCCCATGACTGAGGTCGATGTCACGACGGCCGAGATCATCAAGAACCTGCGCGTCGAGTGGGTTGTTCGCCAGCAGGTGAAGACGGCCTTCAAGGCATGGCTGGTGGACGTGATGACCAGCAAGCACCGGCATGTCGGCCTGCGCGAATACGAGCGCCTGGTGAAGGAGAACCCGGATAGCTACTTCGAACTGGTCGCCGTCATGAGTTCTGAGGTCTGCAAGGCGTTCACACCTCACAAAGGCGCCGGCTCCCTCGCTCCAACTTCCATCCCCTCACAGGACACACAGCCATGAACACGACTGCAAACAACAAACCCTTCTGGATGGTCTGGAACGAGCAAGGCCAGGCACCTCGGTACAAGCACCCGACCAAGGTATCGGCTCAACGCGAAGCCGAACGGCTGGCCCGCCTCAATCGCGGCCAGTCCTTCATCGTGCTGGAGTCGGTGCAAGCGTGCATCAGCAATGACGTGCTGGTGGTGGACATGCGCCCGGCCGACAGCCGCAGCGAAGACATGCCCTTCTGATTCCCATGACCGCCGGTCGCACATCGAAAGGATGACCATGAACCCGATCTACATCGAAGTTGAGGCCGAAGTCCGCTACTGGGAAGACGCCAGCGTGAACGGCCAGGAAGACACCGAGGGCAAGCTGATGCCATTCCGCTTCGGCAACAAGTGGTGCCCGACCATCCGCCTGGAAGACGGCGCCATCATCGGCTGGCCCGAAGGCACGACCGCTGACGTGCACTACAAGGTGTGCGACGCGGGCGAATACTGGCTGGCCGGCGAGGACGGCCGCGTCGCCAAGTGGGCCGGCTTCTACGTCCCCAGCGACTTCCTGTGCCACGGCGACAACGGCTATGGCGACTACATCATCTTCAAGGTCGGCGCCGATGGCCGCATCGAGGGATGGAAGAAGCCAGAGGTCCGCATGGTCTGCGAGTGCGACGAGGACGACCAGTCGGGCTGGACCACCAAGCTCTGAATCCCATCCCCCATTGCCAAGGATCAACATGACCAGCTCAGCCATCCTCAGCCCTTGCGGTCGCTACCGCTACCGTCTGGAGCGCACCGTCGCCATGGAAGGTCCGGTCTATGCCTTCATCGGCGTCAACCCGAGCACGGCCGACGCCACCGAGGACGACGCCACCGTGCGCAAGTGGATCGGCTTTGTGAAGCGTTGGGGCGGTTCTCGCTTCATCGTTGCGAACGCCTTCGCATTTCGCTCGACAGATGTGCGAGCGCTCGCCGCGCTGCCGCCAGCCGATGCCATCGGCATCGAGAACGACTGGCACATCATGCGCGCCGCGGTTGCAGCGGACGTGATCGTCCCCTGCTGGGGCAACACCAGCAAGGTGCCTCCGACGCTGAGAACCAGGTTCCCTTTCCTGCTGGAGATGCTCTCCGGCGCGGACAAGCCGATCAAGACGTTCGGCTTGACCGCCAGCGGCGACCCGAAGCACCCGCTGATGCTTGGTTACGACACCGCCCTCGTGCCGTGGGGCGCCGAGTTGGCGGCGGCCTGAAAACCATCCCCTGCACCCGCCCATGAAACAACGTGACCGCATCGCTGCCGTACTGCGCGCCGAGGCCGCCGGCTGTGACCTACAGAACGGACCCCACGGCCTGCATGTCGTGGGTCTGCTGGAAGACGGCCAGCAAGTTGACCTCGGGCATGTGTCCGACGCGATGGTCTACCAAGACCCGAAAGGCGCGTGGTTCGCAATCGACCGCATCAAGTTCGGCGCCTCTCCCGAGCGCTGATCCAAGCCCCTGCCGACGCACAACACCATGAGCACCACGACTGACGACCTGTTCGAGCGCCTGGAAGACGCGGCATCCCAGGCCCTGATGGACGCCAACAACGCCGGCAAAGTGGCCCACATGCCCGGCATCCATATGCAGTCCATCAAGTCGGCTGGAGAGCTGGGGCAGGCCATCATCGCTTTGAGGCGGCACGTTGAGGCCCCGCAGTGGCAGCCCATTGAGACGGCGCCGAAGGACGGCACAGCCATCCTGCTGGGCTCGCGCGGCGGCGCCTGGGTCGGCAAGTGGCTGCCCGTCTACGTCAGCGGCTACCGGCCCGACAACCCTTGGTCGAGCCTGATGCTGAACCACGACCACATGGGCGAGAAGCGGTGCAAGCCGACGCATTGGATGCCGCTACCGGCTGCGCCCCGACGCTGATCCCCATGTGCCTGCCACAAACCGCCAACATAACGCCTCAAGTGATCGGATATCAAATGATTGACCCTGAGAAGATCATCTGGAGAGCGGACTTGCCAGCTCTGTTCAAGAAGTCCGATGAGACGATCCGCCGATGGATCAGGGACGGCAAGCTGCCGAAGCCGGACGTGGAGCTGACCCAGCAGTCGCGCGGCTGGAAAGTCCGCACTCTGCACAAGGCCGGCATCAAGGTCTAGGCATCAGCCAGTCGGCCCACGCCTGCAGCATCGCGCGACGCTGCGGCAGGTAGGCCGCCCGGTTGTAGGCGGCCCGGGTCATGTCCGCCGGCACGTGGGCCAGTTGCCGTTCGATGGCATCGGGGTTGTGCCCCGCATCGTTGGCCCACGTGCTCGCCACCGACCGGAACCCGTGGCCCGTCATGCGGCCCTTGTAGCCGCAGCGGTGCAGCAGGTAGAGGATGGCGTTCTCGCTCATGGGCCGCTCGATGCGGTGGTCCCCTGGGAACACATACGGCGAGCCGCGGGAGCGAGCGCGCATGTTCTCGATGATCTCCATGGCCTGCGCCGTCAGCGGGACGACGTGCTCCCGCCGCCGCTTCATCTTGCCTGCCGGGATGACCCACTGGTCCCCGTGGATCTCGGACCACTCCATCATGCGCAGCTCGACCGTGCGCGTCCACGTCAGCGCCAGCAGCCGGCAGGCGAGCACGCTCTGAATCTCGCCTTCCAGCGCGATCCGCTCCATCAGCGCCGGCACCTCGGGCAGCGACACCGCCGCGAAGTGCTCCACCGGGGCTTTGCCGAAAGCCTTGTCGGCCTTGATGGTGGCCGCGACATTCGCCTCGGCGTGGCCGTTCTCCACGGCCCAGTCCAACACCTGCGATAGCCACATGCGCGTCTTGCGCACGTACTCGTAGAGCTTGGCGGCGTCCATCACCTTCAGCGCGTCGAGCACCTGCTCGCGGGTCAGCTCGGCCACCGGCACGGCGCCGAGCTTGGGCTCGATGTGCATCTCCAGCGCCCGCTTCGCGTTGGCCAGGTAGGAGGCGCTGAGATCGTCCCGGCCACCCCAGTATTCCCCGCAGGCTTCGGAGAGCGTCAGCGACCGTTTGGCGCGCTTGGCGAGCGGTTCGCCGTCCAGGAGCTTCAACTTGATCTCGTCGCGCTTCTTGCGGGCTTCGGCCAGGCCGATCAAGGGGTAGGGGCCGATGGTCGCGGTTTGCGCCTTGCCGTTGACCCGGTAGGCCAGCCGCCACACCTTCGCCCCCTTGGGGCTGACGAAGAGGAACAGTCCAGCGCCGTCGAAAAATTTCTGCGGTCTGTCGGTCGCGGCTATCGCCCGGATCTTGGAGTCCAACAGCTTGTTAGTAGGCATCGCAGTAGGTAGACTTGTTGATTATTGCCCTACCTACTCGGCAAAGCTCATGGCAAAAAGATATGACATTTCGTATGAGGAGGCTTGTGAGAACCTTCTCTATGAGCCAGACACAGGCGTGTTTCGCTGGAAGAAGGATTCGGGCGGGCACGCGAAAGCAGGGGCGCAGGCCGGCAGCGTTCATAGAAGTGGCTATCGGCGGATAGGCGTTTGCGGGGCGTTGGTGTACGCCCATCGGCTCGCTTGGCTGATGCACCATGGCAAGCCCCCGGCAGATCAGATTGACCACATCAACGGGAATCGTGACGACAACCGCATCGCCAACCTTCGTGATGCCAATGCGCAGATCAACTCTCAAAACCATGTCGTCACGAAAGCTCAGAGGTCGAGCCTGGTCGGAGTCATGTCTGACGGAGCCAACGGCCTTTGGGCGGCGCAGGTTCGCTTCAAGGGTACCGTCGTGCGGGCCGGAGGCTTCAAGACGATTGAGGCCGCTCATTCCATGTACCTGGAACTCAAACGGCGACTGCATGACGGCTTTGTAATGGAGCGGCAGCAAAGTGGGCACCCTTCCGACGCGCCAAAGTGAATGCCGACATTTTTGCCCACACGCTGCCTGTGGTGCAGCGTTTGCGGTTGTGGGTTTTGGTGGCAAACCGTTGGGACATTCAGCGCCTAAGTCGCTGATTCTCCATGGGTTTCCATGTGAAAACGCCCGCTATTGCGGGCGTTTGTTGGATGCTCTTGGCGGAGTCGGAGGGAGGCGAAGCTAAGGCTACAGCACCGCAATTTTGCGCGGATGCCTACACGGATGCCTACAGCGAGTTTGGCATGCCGGGCTCACGTAGCGAGCTACCGCGAGGCACACACTGTGCGCCATGAATGCCCACCGTGCCTATTTCCGACGGCTCGCCATCCAGCGCCGTCGACCCGTCGACCAAGACGCCAAGAACGAGGCCGCAGCGCTCGCCGTCAGGGAGCGAGTCACGGCAGCGCTTGCCACCTACCCTCTCCTGCAGCGACTGTCTGCCGCTGCTACCGCGCCTGGCCAGCAGCCGCCGGATTGGGTGCCGTAGCCGGCCTAGATCGAGCTGCATCGGCACCAGCGGCGCACTGCCTTCGCCACGACGACGAAAGCAGTCCACGCGGGGTAGTTCTGATCTGACACCCCCGCGAGCACGGGGCCGCCCGGCACGGCCTGAAGCCGCCGCATCCACATGCGGCCATCAGGCGTTTGCACGATCACCACGTCGCCAGCCGCCCCCTCGGTGGCGGGCTCGAACTCGACAACATCACCCTGCTGTACAGCCGGCGCCAGCGCGCCGTCGGGCGCCTCGTAGGCCACGAACCGCGTGGCGACAGGCACAACATCAGGGACTTCCAGCGCTGACCCAAACCTGCGCGCGGATGTAGCATTCCCCACGAAACTTCCCTTCAAGTGGTTTCACCCCAGAAGCCCCCTCCGACTGGTACTCGGCGGGGGCTTCGCCTTTGCAGGCATCGCCATCATGCAGGGCCTGCCCTGGGGCCTAAGCTCATGGTTTACCGTTCGTCGGCCGAAAACGACCGCTGGTCGTTGGCCCATGAAATGGGGGGTCACCCACGCCGGGGCGCGTCCTATCGCCTGTTCACCGCTGCCAGCATGACCAAGACGTGCGCGCCCGCGGCGAGAAGGCCTGGACAGCCCGTCGTGGCGATCAGCACGACATAGCCGGCCAGGATCAGCAGCCCGCTCACGACAGCGCCTCTTTGACCGTGGAACGCATCTCCTTCGGGGCGGCCTTGACCGTCCGGTCGGCCCGGCTCTGACGCAGCGCCTTCACCCGGGCCAGCACCTGCGGGATGGTGATCTTGATCGGCGCCGTCGGGTTGGCCGCGTTCCAGTCGGCAAGCTGCTTCTTGGCCGCCGCCACGCCCTCGGGGTCTTGGTCGACCATCGCCTGAGCCCAGCGGCCGGCGATTTCGCCCTCAACGTTCTTGGCGAGCTGGATGCTGCGCATGGCCTCGCCCACGCGGCCGGACTCGCGCGCCACCTGGGCGGGCTGGAAGCCGATGCCTTTCATCACGGCGTCGGTCACATCCACGTCCATCACCTTGGCGCCCTTGGCGTTCCGGTACTCGCCGGTCTGCGCCATCTGGATCGCCTTGGCGATGTTCTGCACCGCCACCGGCATGGCGCTCATGGCGCCGGCCGCGAGATCGTCGCCCATGGCCTTGGTCACGCCGTCCTTGACGTTCGCCGCCAGGCCGCCGGCCGCGCCCGCCACTTCCAGCAGTTGCCGGGCCGTGTCGGTGTTCGAGCGCAGGAACAGGCCCGTGGCCGGCAGCAGGTTGCCCATGCCCATCCGCAGGGACAAATCCAGCGGGAAGCCCGGGGCAGCCGTCAGGCCGCGCGTCGCCACGTCGGCCACGGCATCGCCAAGGCCCAGGGTCTGCGCGACGAACTGCCGCTTCCAGCGCTTCGAGTTGGTGTCGTACCCCATGGCTTGACCGAGGGTGTCGATCAGGTCGTCCAGGTCGTCAGCGAACGGGAGCCCGCCGGCGCCGCCCATCAGGATCAGCAGCGCCAGCGCCACCGCGACGGCCTTCTTGCCCTCGGGGCCGGACTTCCACATGCGCACCAGGAATTCCAGGTAGTGCGTGCTGAACTGCTTGAACGTCATCACCGTCGCGCCGACGGCCCCACGCGCCACGTTGGCCTTGTTGCCCTTGTTGTAGAGGCCCTGCGTCTCGATGACGGCCTTCTCCGCGAAGCCGAACGGGTCGGCGATGCCCTGCTGCTTGGCCGTCTCGTAGGCGGCCACGAAGCTCACGCGCCGGTTGAACTGCTCTGCCAGGCTGAACAGCGCACCCCACACGAATGCCGCCTTCTTCAGCAGCGGGTTCTTGCCGAGGGTGTTCATGGCCTGGGCCTGCAGGTGGTGGATTTCCTGCGGGCTGACGATGCCGTC